CTAACATCTTCGTGATTGAATCCAGGGCTTTCTGTTTGTCGAATAGTTTTATCCGGACATACTCAACAGAAATAGGTTCTTTCTCTTTTGAATCAGGATCATATTCCCATTCTGTTTTAACCTTCGTGTCAATCTCTGCAATGATAGCTTTCTGATCTTCCGTAAGCGATTCAAAGTCTTTTCGCTTTATCCAAGTATTGTGAAGGCTTGCGATTGAATTGAAGGCAATCTTCTGATGTTCCTGAAGAATACGGAGCTTTGTTATCCCGGCAGTTTCGGCCAAATTATCCTGTAATTCTTTGATTCGTGCTAAAATGTTTGATTTTGTTAGCATAGTCGAAGCAGTAGAACGGGCTGAGTTTTCAGAGTAACCGGCACGAATTGCGGCCTTACTTGCATTTAAGTCAATGCAATATTCATAACAGAATCTTTCCTGTTTGTCGTTTAATGGCAGTAGTTCTTCGCTGTTTTCTTCGTCAGTCATTACTTTTTATCTTTTCATACTGCAAAGTTAATCATTTATGCAATATCCGGTTCACTGAAATCATACGCGACGGTTCCGACTGTCCCGACGACAATCAGCTTCCGCAATATTGATACCACTTCTTCTTTAAACTTGTAAATCTCGAAAGTGTTGCACACATCGTCAATGTCATCCATTAACACTATTCTTGTTTCGCTCAGTTTTAACAAGCGAATTAATGCCACGTAAATGTTATTTGCTTCATCCATAACTTGCCCCTTTCGTTTGACGTATGACTTCAAAGAGTATTGGCTGATGTGTTGATTCGTCTTTCATTGATGTATATGTATTTCACCCTGATTGATTACTATTTTGCCATACTTCAAATCTACTGCCGTAGTGTCACCGTCAAACAACTTACCGCGCCAATAAAAGATTACAATGTCACCTTCATAAACCCGTGCGCCCTGTTGCCAGTATTCGCCCTGACGGACTAACACAGGGTCAAAACCTGCAACCCAATAATCAGAAGCAGCGATGCCATAATTAAATTCCGTAGGCGTTCCCCATTGCATACGACGTTCGGGGACTAAATCAATAGTATTTATAAAGTACGGATTCATTACCTGAGAATGGAGATCGTAACCTCTGGCTTTCCATTGTGTAAACGTCAATCGATTACCGGCAATCATAAACATTGGTTCTCCGGCCTCACACCAGAAAATATTATAGTCACTTTCAAATCCCTCCAAACAGGATTCATTCATGACGTTAATATTCGTCAGCCGGTTCTTCGTGTAGAAAATATTGTTTTTGATCTTTACACCCTTTGCCGAACCTACCGGATTATCATTCTCATAAACGTCAATCAACCCCCGCCACGTTCCTATACCCGGACCGACGTAAAGAGAATCTTCAGAATAAAAAGTGTTATTGTAGATTCTGACTCCGTTCATTCCCTTCACAACAATTCCAACGGCTGGAGGGTTGCGGATTATGTTGTAAGCAACTACCCCTGTTGAATCAGTCATCCCGTTTGACTTCCGGATTATTCCCATTGGAACGTAGTCAAGGTAGTTATACATTATCCGAACGTCGGTATGATAACCTGTAAAGACCCCGTGAGTGATAGTGTTAGCGTCCTGATCTCCTACCCATGTAAACTTATTGCCCGTTATCTCTGCCCCTCTCAGATTGTTCGTGTACGCTCCGGTGTTCTCCTGTCCCGCCTCCAACATATAACCCGTTGTGTTCTCTCCGGTGACTGAGTTGTTTCTGAAGATGAATTTAACAGGCCGTGTGCGGTTTGTCGTGACCCCGTAGGATGTTCCACTGAGAGTGTCAACAAACGTGCGGCCTTCAACCAAAATAGTATCTTGTGCCGACAGTGATAAAGGCAAAAAGAGCAAAAACCAAAAGCGTTTCACTTCGCTATGAATGAATCGTTATTGCTCTGGTACATTATAAACCGGCCTCCGTAACCTTTCGTAGCATGAGCCGGAGATGCAAGAATAGTCAGGACTTTCTTGTCATATTGCCCTGTCGGTCGCTTATCTTCAGGTATTCCCGCAGCATCCCAATCAAAATTGAGATCAAAATATTGTTCCTGTTCTGCAAGTAGTCTGTCTGCCGCATCATATAACCCGTGAATCTTCTGCCAATTATCTGTCAATAGGTCGCCCGTCGGTATGATTGTCGGAGGCACTGTGTCAACTGCTTTTACTGAAAATGAAATCTCAGTGAAGTTGTCAAATACATCTGTTGCTCGGATTGTTACCGTAACCTGTGGATTCGTGGCGTTTAAAGTAAACCCAGGCAGGGGATACTGAGTGACCGATTTGATCTGACAGTTATCCGAAACTGTTACCATCGGAAGATAGTCCGGAAGTGTCGCCTCGCATGAAGTTGTAACATACACATATTGCGGAGGTATCTGGGCGATCAGGCAAGTACATGAGCTTGCCAAAAGCATAACGATTGCAAAAATAAGTAGCTTTTTCATTTCATTATTTGTTTGAAGTTATAAGGATATTTCTTTAACCATTCTGTAAGTTCTGGATGATTAATTTCTTCCAAAGTTATGAATCTTTTTTGAGCGAACCACTCTGTCCGGTGAAATATATCTTCTCCGGTTTGCATACAACGTTCTATGTTCTCACGGTTATTCACATCCGGAGTGTTCACCTGTTGCTCTGAGAAATGACTGAGCTTTGACATTATCATCTCAGGCGTACCCAAAAACGAATAATGCCACCCCCCGTTCAGTATCGTAGTTTCACCCTGACCCCTGCGATCTCTGATCCACTGAGGCGACGGAATGAGTTTCTTTTTATAGACCATACATCCGTCCCATGCCTGGGCTGCGAGACAGTTCACATAGTAATAAAACAATCTCTGCCGCATTGCAAAGCACTGATGACCTTTTGCTATTCCCTCTAAAATGCCGTCAGGGTTCGGAATTTCATCTTCATCAGAGATAATGATGTAATCATCCGGTCCGGCTTCAGCGTAACCCTGTGCCATCAGGTTTCGGTTATCTACTTCCATTTGCCTTTCGTCCTTAAACGGCAAACTTTCAACTGCTATATGGATTATCTTCGGAAGATACTTCTCAAATAAATGCCGGTTATTGTCAAAATGCAGAGGTTTCGGAGCGTTCATGTGCGTTCTCCCCATTTCGACAATCACAAACCTATCAACCACACGGTCTAAGGTCATCAACCGCAGTTCAAGTAATTCAAGATTCTCATAAAACATAAAGCAGTCGTAAATCATAATATATCCGCTTTTATAATAGCATTAGAAATCTCAATTAAGTTATTTAAATATTCATATTCTTTCTGATTTCTTGCATTATCTCTTTGGGTTTCCCATTTAGACACTGATTTTTTTAATAATTCAATATTTAAATCTAATATGTTTTCGATCTTTTTTTCATTAATAGATACTTGTTCCCCCTCCAAATATGCTTCAATATGCTCAATTAATAATTCAGTAAATCGCTCAGGTTTATACCTATTTCGGTTATCTATCAAATATCTTATCATAAATCAGGTGTTATTACATGAACCGCACGATAGTCAGCAGACTTTTGCAGTTCAAGGTAGGTTGTATAATTACGTTTCACAAGTTCCTCAGTAATCTCATAAGGCCGGTCATGCCACTGATGATAAACAAACGGATCATCTATAAATTCAAATCTCAATCCCAGGTTCTGAATCTGATGTTTGAACATATTGTCCTCATAAGCTATCCCTTCCCAAAGTCTCTCATCCATGCCGTTCAGTTTGCGAAGGTTCGCAGCGGTCATTGCATTGCAGAAGTGAAATCCCAAAGGCCGGTAAACAGAATGATTGTACCATGAGCTTTCGTCGTTAAACTCTGCGGCTTTATTGTTGAGTGTGATCCCTGGTTCTTCTCCGTGACCCAAAGAATAACAAGCAAAGGATAACACTGTTTCATCTGTCACCTTTCGTGCAGCCGTCAGAATATCGCCTGAGTGCAAACACTCGACGTTCTGAATTATGACAATCTCAGGATCATATTTCAATGCCTGAATGAATCCCAGATTAAAAGGAACACAGGTATTTCTCCATGTCTTATTCGTTACCCTCACCACTTCAACTGAAAACGGCACTTCCGGCAGTCTTATTTCTTCGGGTGATCCGTCGTCAACAACAATGAACACAAAATCCTCATCCTTATACTGACAGAATGAAGCAAGTGTTTTTTCAAGTTGCATCTGGCGTTGGAAATATGTAGCTACGATTGCAATCATGAGGCGAACATTGGCATTTGACAAAGGAGATAAACGTGGCAGTCCGCCATATTACGCAGGTATGTTTCCATCAAAAACCGTTTCTTTGTTTTTGCGCTCACATTGCAAAGTTAAACAAACGGAATTTAAAAACAAATATTGTTCTGCTGTCATCCTTCCCCTCCTTTCGAGTTGTTCGGTTTTTCCGAACAGGTCAGGCGGGAGTTAAATATGTCATGCGGAGACTTGCCAATATCGCTTAGTCTTTTAAGTTCTTTTGACAACCCATCAATACCAACCACATTAAATACTCCGTTTGCGTAAGCGATGTCAATGTCTTGGTATGTGTATTTTTTCTCCGGTCTTTGAAAAATCGGTTGATTAACTTCATCGCTTGGCATCCTCTCTTTTATCCGCTTCTCCACCTCCTGATTGATGTAGTCTTCTGCCTCGTCTGCCGTAAATTGTTGCTTAATTCTCGGCAAAGACTCTGGATTTTCTGTCGCATTTATTTGC